AGCAAAACGTGCTCCCCCCTCCTGGAACAACTCACCTCAACCTTTACTGACCCTGATCACGACCCAGATGTTGACCTTCTCTTCCCGGCCCAGCAACCTGCCCGAAATTCTGGTGACACCAAAGCCCAGATTCCAACCAAGAGTCTTGACCCCACAACCAGCAATCCTAAACAGGATGCCAATGCGAGCCCGGTCACCAAATCTAAACCGGACGTCGCAACCCCATCGGATTCCAACCAAGGTCCGAAACAGGTCCCACCTGCTGCTACCACCCCAAAACTGGTGGTACAAGATTCTGGAAAACCCCAGAAACTTGCCCTGTGCGGATGCCCTTCTTCTCTTTCCTTCTGTCCCACTTGCTCCCCAAGTCGATTGTCCCCTGTGTACTCCAAGCCTGTGCATGTGGTTAAAAGAGGTACCCAACTCAGCAGCTTTTCACTCTCTGAAAACACGTTCGACTATATACCAACCACAGGTGATGGAAATTGCTTCTACCATGCTTTTTGCTACTGGACCAAACGGATAAACCAGACAGAAAGCACTTCTCTCCCCTGCCTCAATGTTTCTCTCCGTCAATTTCTTACCCACAACTATCTCTCCAACGATCACTCAAACAACCAACTCAAGAGCCTCGAATCTCTGGACACGGAAGGGGTAAAAACCTATGTGCAAGGTGTTTCAACCAATGCATGGGGTTCTCTCACCGAAGCCACAGCACTCGCAGATCTCTTGAACCTGGTTGTTCATGTGGTCACTCTCAAACCCAGCACCAACACCTGGGGACCCAGCTCTTTCTCGGTAGACCACCAGCAAACGATAGCGCCCTTACAAGATCAGTCACTGATAGGCAAACTCCCGATCGTCTATTTAGGATTCCATGGTAACCACTTCGTTAGTCTTAAGCCCGTCTTCCCTTTCTCGACTGATTCCAGTTTTCCCCCTCTTGGTTGCAAACCACCAACAGGAGGCCAAAAGTTTGTCAGCTCCAAGAAGGTTAGAGATCCAGTAGTTCAGGATGTAGTTAAAACCCCAACTCAGGAAAGCACCAAACAGGAACCCACACCGGTAGATAAACCAGTCGAAACTAAGAACGTAGATGAAGCTGGTCAATCAACTCCGGTCGCAGTCAGTCAAGAATGCAAACCCGAAATAGGTAAAGAAACTCCCGTGCTCCCAGATCCAGTAGATGCAACCACACCCGTCAGTCCCACCCCCTTAGAAGATACTAGCAAGCTCATTAAAGTAAAACCCGTAGATGGCCCAGCTCAGACCGCGGAACCAACCGGAAGTTCCGATAAAACCCCAGAACCCGCGGACAGTGCCAAAACAACCACTGCCCCCGGCCTTGTAGATAACAACCCAGTGATCCCGACCCCTGCCACCGATCCAGAACCAGAAGGATCAAAACCAGTAGGTATATGGTCAGACTCCGAAGATGACGGAAAATCTGAAACGGAAACCTGCCCATGCAAGGAACCAAACTCCTTGACCTCTCTCCTCAGTAGTATAGGATACCCTAGTGACATCCTCACCCAAGTCATACACACGAAACACTTCTGTAGGGTTAATGAAACCTGCCTTAGGAATTTGTCCAAAGCCCTAAACACCGCAATAGTCCAGAGAACTGTTGTAGTCACACCAAACCCCCAGGGTAAAGATCAAATAGTCTACGCCAGACCCGTCACATACGGAAAAGGCGCCACCAAGGTTAACCTTGATGTTGAGATTGACGTTACCAAACTAGATAGCCCTAAATGGTCAATGTCTGGTGGTCCC